TGGGAAGTGGTGAACGCAGCCAGCGGCCAGACTGTCAGCGTGTTTCCCCCCGTAGGTGGCAACATCAGCGGAGCTGGTGCTAATACGGCTGATACGATTACCAATAACAAGTCGGCTTGCTATTACCTGGTCAGCTTTACTAGCTCGACCAGCGTTTGGACGAGCCAGAAAGGCGCGTAATAGCGCCTTAATAGGGCTTTATAATGCGTCTAATAGCGTGTTTTAATACTAGGCTAGATTATAGAAATGCAAGGCGAATCAAAGGACGGAGTTGATAAAAGGCGCGGAGGCGCGCGCCCTGGTGCTGGCAGGCCTAAAAATGCCCGCTCAGGCTCAGTAAAGACGGTCACGGAGAGCTTTGAGGCCGCTTTTCGAGCCCTTGGCGGCACGCCTGGGCTGGTTAAGTGGGGAAAGAAAGATCCAGGCGCCTTCTACAAGCTGTTTGCTAGGCGCTTACCAGCAGCTGTAGAGGTAGACGCCCAAGTGGACGGCAATGTCACGGTTGAGCTGGTGAAGTTCACAGACGAGGGCACAGGCAAGGCCTAAGGCATTGATCTAGTAAGGAATGCTGCGCATTCCCAATGCGTTGCGCTCGAGTACTTGGACATAATGCGGACTAGTCTTAATAGGTTTTTACAAATAAAAACCCGATTGGGAGTCCCGTTCCACCTAGGCCTAGCCCGCCCGCAAGTAAACGCCGAATGGCGGAAAAAGGGTCCCCTTTGGGACCCCCATCAAGCAACCCGTTCTGTATATGCCGAGCAGCACCAGAAAACAGCACAACTTCATGGAAGCCGTTGCTCACGGCATGACCCCCCGTAAAGGGGGTCCTTCCAAGGCTGTTGCAAGCGAATTTGTCCAGGCCGACAAGTCGGCCGGTAAATTCAAGCCCAATGGGCACCCTGGGCGCATGGAGCGCCTTAAGGGCGCTAAGTGAGGATTCGCCTACCGGCTAACAACTGGAGGCCCCGTGATTACCAGATGCCGCTTTGGCGGTACCTGGAGAACGGCGGTAAGCGAGCTGTAGCGGTTTGGCACCGCCGGGCAGGTAAGGACGAGCTTTCTTTGCACCACACTTGCCTGAAGGCGATGCAAGAGCCAGGAACCTACTGGCACATGCTTCCGGAGGCTGAGCAAGCTCGCAAAGCGATCTGGAACGCCATAAACCCCCACACGGGTAGAAGGCGAATAGATGAGGCGTTTCCCGTAGAGTTGCGGGAGACAACGCGGGAAAATGAGATGTTCCTGCGGTTGAAAGGAACCGGATCTACCTGGCAGGTAGTCGGTTCCGATAACTTTAATAAACTTGTAGGAAGTCCACCACGCGGGGTTATTTTCTCAGAATACTCTGTAGCAAACCCCGCGGCTTGGGCTTACATACGGCCCATACTCGCGGAAAACGGGGGTTGGGCCATTTTTATTTATACCCCCCGCGGACGTAATCATGGGTTACAGCTTTACAATGCAAGTAAGACAAGTCCCGGTTGGTTCTCCCAGATTCTCCCGGCTACCGCTACATCTGTCTTTACTGCGGACCAACTGGAGAACGAAAGAAGCGAGTCTATTGCCCAATTCGGTATCGAGCTGGGTACTTCGTATTTCGAGCAAGAGTACCTGTGTTCCTTCGACGCAGCAGTTATGGGCGCGATTTATGCCGGCGCCCTACGACGGATAGAAGCTCTAGGCCAGATAACCAAGGTAAAGGTTCAAGACAACGCTCCAGTCCATACGGCCTGGGATCTTGGTTTCGATGATCTGACTGCCATCTGGTTCTGGCAGCAAGTTGGCCCGGAAGTCCACCTAATCGACTACTACGAGAACTCCGGCCAGGACACAGCCTTTTACTGCGACGTGCTGAAGGATAAGGGCTACGCCTATGGGAAACACTATGTACCCCATGACGCGGCTCATCAACTCATGGCAGCGGGCGGCCGGAGCATTGTTCAGCAGGCTTGGGCGGAAGGCGTCAAAATGGACGTTATCCCGGCCACGTCCCAGCAAAACCAGATAGCCGCTGCCCGTAAGACTATTCAAGCTTGCTGGTTTAACGAAGAAACGACAGCCAAAGGCCTCGATGGCCTCCGCTCGTATCAGTACGAGTGGGACGACACTAAGCGCACCCTGAAGACTTCCCCTCGGCACGACTGGTCAAGCCACGCTGCCGATGCTTTCGAGATTATCGCCCAGGTGTGGCAAACACCGAAGGCTAAAGGGGAGATTGAAAAGCCCCGATTCTTTAACGACCTGACAGCAAACGAGCTGTTTTACCCCAAACCTAAGACGCCTGCGCGTCCTGAGCGTATCTAGACGCATCCCGCAACGGGATGCTTTAACAGCCCCCAGGAGGGGCATGTATGGCAATTGGTACATCAATTCTCGGCTCGCCGGTTAACCTGACCGCTTCGGGCGTTGTAGCGGGCGGAACCGCCATGGCCCGCACGTACAAAGATCCACTGATGGCGCAAAGCACCCAGGCGGAAAATACTTCCATCGAGGGGGCAATGCTCGGGTTCTTCGTGAACACCACTTCCAGCGGCATCATAAAGTTTTCCTCCAACAACGGCGGAGCCGCGGGAACTGACTTTACCGGCCAGATTACCCCGGCCGCAGGCAACTGGTATCCGCTGCCTATCGTGAACCCAGGCGGGATTTTCATGACGTTGGTATCCGGCTCAATCAACGTCACTATCGCAGTCGTCAAGTAAGATGACCGACACGGCCGTCGTTGACGGCTCCCAGACCGAACTGGTTCGGTTCTGGAAAAACGAGATAGAGCTTTCCGAACGCACTACCGACAAGTTCTGTAAGGCGGGGGACAAGATCTACAAGCGCTACCGGGACGTTAGAACGCCTCGGGAAGAAGCGGCTACGCGGTTCAACGTGCTCTGGAGCAACGTCCAGACCCGCCTCCCCGCGCTCTATGCGCGAAACCCAAAGCCCGTTGTTGAGCAACGCCACAAGGACGGAGACAAAGTTGCTCGTAGTGTTGCCGAAGTCCTCGAAAGATCCCTCGAGTACACCCTCTCCCATTGCAACGACTACTACTCAACAAACCGCAACGCGGTTACAGATTTTGAGCTTCCTGGCCTTGGTTGCGTTTGGGTACGCTATGTACCGCATTTCCACAAAGAGCAAAGCGTTACTGGCTCGGATAAAAAGGACGTTAAGGCGGAAGGCGTAGAGGAGACTAACGAAGCCGAAGACCCGGCCGATGAGTCCCTCAAGTACGAGGAAACGAAGGTAGATTACGTCTACTGGAAAGACTTCGGGTGGACCTGGGCTCGCACCTGGGACGAAGTTAGGGCAGTTTGGCGCAAGGTCTATCTAACCAAGGACGAGCTGGCGGAACGCTTTGACCTTTCACCCGCGGAAGCGGATAAGGTGCCGCTGGATTACCAGCCGAAGCAAGCAAACCAGGCCAAAGTATCCCTTATCAAGAAAAAGGCTATCGTTTACGAGATTTGGGACAAGCAAACCCGCAAGGCTATCTGGCTGGTAAAGAACTACGAGCGGGAGCTTGATGTACGGGACGACCCGCTAAAGCTCCTGGACTTCTTCCCCTGCCCCCGCCCGCTGCTGGCAAACACGGTTAACGACGAGTTAACCCCGAACCCTAACTTTAAGTTCTACCAAGACCAGGCCAATGAGATTGACGAGCTATCTACGCGTATCTCGGCAATCACAAAAGCACTTAAAGTGGCCGGCGTACGTGACTCCTCCGCCGAAGGCCTGGACAGATTGCTTTCGGAAGGTGTGGAAAATGCACTTGTCCCCGTGGATGGGTGGAACCGACTCAAGGAAGCGGGAGGACTGAAGGGCGCTTACGAGCTGTTGCCGCTCGAGGAGATTGCAAAAGCCCTCGGGTACCTCCGCGAGCAAAGACAGATGCTCATTGAGGACGTTTTCCAGATTACTGGAATGTCCGACATTATCCGCGGGTTCACCGATCCGAACGAAACCGCCACTGCCCAGCAGATAAAAGGGAACTTCGGCATCCTGCGTATCCAGGATGCCCAAGCGGAAGTCCAGCGCTTTTGCCGCGATACCGTCCGCATAGTGGCGCAGGTAGTCGCGGACTACGATATTGAAACGCTAAAGCAGATATCCGGCGTAAAGCTGCTCACAGCGGCCGAAAAGCAGGCCGCGCAGATGCTTAAGCAACTAACCGCCCAAGCCCCTGGGGCTGGCGCGGCCCCGCCCGGTGCTCAACCCACACCGCAGGCGGCAAGCGGCCAGCCTGGGGCTTCGCCTCCTCCTGTTGCTGTTGATCCGCAGAAAGCGGCTATTCTCGATAAGCCGACTTGGGAAGAAGTGGAGGAGTTGCTTAAAAATCCCGTCATGCGGGATTTTGTCATTGATATCGAGACAGATAGCACTATTCGCATGGACGAGGACGCGGAGCGCGCCTCGCGTCTTGAATTTCTTAACACTGCGGGAGCGTTTCTTGAGAAAGCGGTTACGGCTGGGGGACAGGTTCCGGCGATAGCTCCCCTCCTCGGGGAAATGCTGATGTTTGGTGTTCGCTCGTTCCGCCAATCGCGGAGTCTCGAGCAAGCTTTCGAGACGGCAATGCACACTCTCGAGACGCAAGCCCCGGCACCAAAGCCCGATCCTGAAGTCCTAAAGGTCCAGGCGCAGGTACAAGGGCAGAAAGAGATTGCGCAGGTAAAGGCCGCCACGGACCTTAAGATTGCCCAAGGCCAGCAGGCCGCCCAAGCGCAGGAAGACAAGCTGCGTAGCCAGTTCGAGGCTGAGCGCTCCATCAAGGAGCAAGCCGTAAAGTCTGAGCACGAAAAGCAGATTACGGACCTTAAGCAGCACTTTGAAAGCGAGCGCGTTCAGTACGAGACGCAAGCTAAGAAAGAGATAGCCGATAAGGACAACGAGACAAAAATTCATATCGAGCTTCTCAAGCAAAAGCACGAGAAAGAATTGAAGGCCCAGGACCAGGACCACGAGCGCAAGGTTCTGGCTATGACCCATGAGCACGAGCAGAAGATGGGCGTACACCAGGCCGAAAGCGCCGAGAAGATAGCCGACAAGAAGGCTAAGCAGAAGCCAAAGGCGAATTAGTGCCCCTGTACCAGTGGGACTGTCCGCACTGCGGGCGGTCTGAAGACTTCTTTGCTTCGGTTGCTGACAGGAATAACCGTCAGGTTTGCCCTGAGTGCGGCCTGTACATGGAGCGGGTTATATCCCGTGCCTATGCGGTGCCGGATCTTGCCCCTTACATCGCTGTTGCCGGCGATAAAGCCGGCCGGCCAGTTGAGGGCCGCAAGGCCCATAGAGAGTTTTTGAAACGTAACGGGTTCCGTGAGGTAGGCAACGAGCCTATCAAACCTATACGGAATAATTTCCGACCTTCACCGGGAGCTATCCGCGAAGAACTTAAGCGGGTAGTACCGGAAGTA